GCTGCGATACAACCCCAAGTCGCTTGGATTAGCGACCGGGATCATCAGTGACGACCGACCCTTTATTGGATACGGCGTCATTAAACGTCTCGTACGCCTCACTGGCGTTCGAGAAGTTGTCGTAAAACTCCTGAGTATTCATGAGTTTTGCGGTACGTCGTGCTATCACATTTGCCAAGTGGAGCACGACTTTGGTCAAAGGATCGCCCATAAGGACTCCTTGGACCAAACGCACAGAGTTGATGTTAAGTCCCATCTCGGGCCTCTCTGTGCCGATGTGTTTCAGCACGCCCGTGGCGTAGAAAAACACATTGCGGGGCTCAAAGCATGTCTTACATACGATAGCCCTGAGCAGGCGTGGAATGCCACATTTTAGCATCCAGGCCTGACCCAGATCACGTGCAACTGAGTGTTGCATCTGGTCTGTCGCCTCTTGATAGTCAGTACTGACCATATAGAGGTCTGCGAAGGTGTCCGTCCGTTCGACGTAGCCTTCGTATGTGGTCTCTTCCCTGGACGCCAGGGCGAAGACCATGTCCTTTACTTCGTCTGACATGAGACGGCAGAAAAGGTTCCACCCGTGATTGGACTTTCCCATCCCGGATGCACTGCTGCGAATACCCCGTTCTAGGGGCTTCGCAACAATCTTGTTAACAAGATCGAGTACGATCTTGAGACAAGCACGGGCCTTGGTAACGCTACGAGCTTTACCAGGCTCCTTCACCACCGTGAGAAAGGCCTGTCTAAGCAGGTCCGGTGGTGTACGGAGAGTGTGGTCTAGCGCTAGCCAGAATACCACCTCCCCGGTAGAGTCGAACGATCCTACAGATTTGTAGAGTTCGACCTTCCCGGTGTCTAGGTCCCTTACGGGTACCCCTTCACCGATCGGTAGAGACGCGAGTAACTCTCTCGCTGCCTCTATCGTACCCCCCTCCCTTCGGGTCTTTTCCCAAGAGGAGGAGGTGCTCACTGTGACTCGCGCCTTAGTTGCCAGTCCAGTGAAAGCTTCCCCAGGTAGCTCACTAAGAACTTCCTGGAGAACTGCCCGACGGATCATCCCAATCGTTTTGGGTTCCGGCGGGGGCTCCCGTCCAATGGTGCGTAAGAATTTCACCTTGGACTGGAGCAGGA